TAATCTGTAACGATTATTTTTTTGACTTTCCAAAATCTGCAAAAGATTGTCCACCTAACATAGCTAATAAACTCCACCAAATTTTAGATACTGCTTCTTCATCAGCACCTAAAAAAGTTGCAATAATTGGAATTAAAATAGAACTGATTCCTAGCCATACCTTCTTAGAAGTCAATAGCTTAGTGATAATGTACTTTTTCATTTTATTTATTTTTGATTATTAAATTAATATTTGTTCCGCCTAAATTAAGTATCTCTTTCATTAATAAGCCCATAGCTAACGTAGAGTTCTTAACAAAGTCTTGTTCAGTTCCAATCCCAACCAAGACACAACCTCTAGTATCTTTGGCTGAGTTGCCTATATGAAAAAGGATGTAATCTCTATTAGGCACATCTTCAACTAATAAGTGTAAGTAATCTCTTGTTGCTGATTCTCTTGCTGTTCTAAGTCTTACCTTATACTGACCAGTAGGGATAGAACTTATGCTTTTTTGATTATCACGATAGGGTAACTCTAATGTATCGCAAAGCAATTCACCATTTAAGAATAACCTTCCTATTGTTGATTTTTCCGTAAATGTATCTCGCAGAATAAGAAGATTTATAGAAGCCAAATTACAAGTAGGAAACTTTGTAGACCTTAACTCCCTTAACTTCTGAAATAAATTCTTTACGAACTTTATTATCGTTTGTATTTTTCTTTTGATACTTTGGATTTTTTGAGTTTAGCTTTCTCTTCTTATTAGTTGGTACATTCATTACCTATTCTTTTTATGATGCCACCACTTGTCTGCCGTATAGATAATAGATATTACTAAAAGAATAATCTTTAAAACTACTTCAATGTTTGAGAATGTGGCTATGCTTAATATTGTTGAGTTTAATATCACTACATCCCCCACTTCCTTTGCTAGTTGTTTTAATGCCATCTTTTAAGTATGCTTTTAATTTAGTTTTGTTTTTCTCTTTTACTCTGTAAGTCTTTTTCATTAATCCCCTGCGTTTAAGAAGTTCCTTAAAGTCAGTTTAGTTCCTTGTCTTTGTCTTTCAAGATTCATATTGGAGTAGTAAGAGTTAATATCAGGTCGGACATCTGAACCCGTGTTCGTTGAGTATTCAGGGAAACTAGACGTGTTGTTTCTTATGTATAAAATCATTCGTTCCATATAATACTCAGCAGTATTTAAAACTTCATTTCTAAGGTGTTGAGCTTCTTCCGTAGATAAGGCATTTCCAGTTTCTGAGGTCTTAGAATAGATATTCCCGTTCTCAATTTTGAAGCGAAGGAACGGGAGTGCCATATATAGTGCGTAGCTAGGGAGCATTTCGGCTATATAATCATTAAGCAAAGTTGCATAGGCTTCATTACCAGCATTATTAACTGTTCCTGCTACAATTAAGTCTTTCAATTTCTGATTTAAATTCGTGCCTAACTTGGTTTCGCAATAGAGCTTCTGTGATTGTTTAACATACGGGAGCAATAGACTGGTGTCTACATTAAGTCCTATTGTCGTGGAATCTTTTAAGCGTTCCTCACTTATGAAAAGTACATATCCTGCCATAGTTTCTAATTGTAATATCCGTTATTCTTCATTCTTTGTGGTGGTATTGCTACTAACTTGTCATTCTTTTTAACTGTGAACCCTTCAGATAATGCCTTAGTATGAGAAATTATTTCTGCATCCTTGATAGGTTTCTTTGCATTTCTTAAAGAGCTTTTGTAAATTCTCCTCAGCCAGTAGTGCCGACATTGAGGTCCGCCTTTAAAAAGGAACAAATTGTATCGTTCTGTTCCAAAATGACCAAAACCAGGATTAAGGTCTAAGCTATTAGCATTTAATATATCCCGCTTTCTATAAACTTTATTTGCAGCTACCATTAACTCACAAAACTCTCTGCTAGTGCCTGATTTGTTTTCTAAAAAATTATCAGTAGCATATACATATCTGACCTTATAGTAGTCATTGTAAGACCTATTTACTCCATCTTGGTCTATATAAGTACCTTCATCATCTTTTTCTTTTGGGTTTCTAGCAATGATATTAGGATTAGATTTTATTGCTTCTGCTAGTTCTATTTTTTCATTTGCCGTTTCATTTAGCACTTCTTCAAAATCAAAATCTCTATGCTCACCATCCACCATTTCTTCTTCTACTAGTTCCCAATCTTCAGGAATGTCCTCAATAGTGTCTAGGAAGCCCTCTAAGGCAGTATATTCAGACATCTTAGTAAAGTCCTCATCAACTACTACATCTTCCTTTAGAGGTGCTAATCCGAGTTCTTCACGTATTTCATCTTGTGTCATTACAGCCGCCAAGTCTTGATTTGTAAATCTTGTAGTTATTGGTTTAAGCTGTTCAAATCTTACAGGCATATCCATATTGTTTACTGTAAAGATTTTTCTAAGTATTTTCAAGATATGCTCTTGGAATGGCTTGACCACCGTATTGCTATAAAAATTCGCTGCCGAGTTTAATTCATCTGCATTGTTTCCCAAACCACTATCACTCTTGATTCCCATTAATATCGGACTCGTTACACGGTGTCCTGTGAGGATATTTTGAACCAAAAGCTCTTGGAGTGCTAAGTACTGTTTATCGAGGTCTGAAGGACTTATTGCTGTTATCTCAGGTGTTCTTGTCTTATCGTCTGAGAACGTCAATATGAACTTCCCTGCGTTATCTGCTCCCGTGAACTTAGCTGCTAAACTTTGTTCTATTTGGAATCTTTCTTCTTGTGTCGGCACTCCGTTAGCAAAGGATATTAGGAACGAACCTGCAAAGCCATTAGATATGTTGTTGAGATGGAACTCAGCTACCCTTTGGTCTACTAAAGCCCAGTTATTTGCAGCAACGTAATCAGGAGTATGGTAAGCGTTCATATTAGGACTATACAGACCTGTGTACAAGATTTGATTTGGTGAGGTTCTGTCATTAGTATTAAAGGCAGGAACTCTATAAGGCTTGTTCTTTCTAGTGTCTGACCAATCTGCTGAAACATAATATCCTTCTACTTTTCCTAGTTCGTTTGCTTTCTCTGCTCTAATCTTACCTACTCCTATGTGGTAGATTTCAGCGATTTGAGTCCTGTCTTGACTCCAAACAATATTAAGGGCGAAAGCTCCCTGAAGTTTAAAGTCAAAAGATATTTTTTTAACTACTTCTTGTAGTGTTTCATTACTGTTTGCTGAGTTAAAGAATTTCTTAAGTTTTACAACTGCTTCTAAATCTCTTTCTTCTTCATCTTCAATTACTATGTCTTCCCCTGCAATCATTTCTGCCGTAGCATTGATAATAGCCGCTTGGGTACTTGAATTATAGTAAAGGTCAATTAAGAATTGAGGATAAAGATTTGCCCAATCTTCTGTTCCGTAATCTATCCAATGTTTTCCCCTAACTTCTGTAACGACTGGAGCTGTTGTTGTACTTAAATTTATGCTTAGTATATTTTCCATTTTATTCTTGAGGTTTATTCCATTCTGAAGTTCCTACAATAATAAGGATTTCTTCGTGAGTATATTCTGTTTTTCCAACTAAAAAATCAGGCACAACACCTTTGAATTTTACAATCGCCTTAGTTCCATCTACTGAATACCTTAAAGTGTCAATATTAGTTTCTACCACTTGATTAAAATCTATGTGAGATATATCCTCTGCTTCTAATATTACATAAGTTAATTTAGTCATATTTTTTAAGGTATTACTGTTACTATGTCGCCTGAACTCATATTTGTCATTGTTCCGTCATTACTATTTGTACTATCATCTGCTATTGTTGGATAAGAACTTTGACCATCAGGGTCGCCCATTCTCCACCATCCTTGCAGGTTAGCACTACTCACATAAGCACCTGTATTAGATAAAAGATTAATAGGAACGCCCCCATTGTAAATAGCTAGAATTTCTGCTGAAGTTAAGGTTTTATTCCATACCGAACCTTCATCTATATTACCCACAAAGAAATCTGCCCCTGTGGTATCTGTCGCTGCATCCGCACCGAACATTAGAGGTCTATCATTTGCGTGGTGATATACTATATCTGCACCTGCTGAAGCATTTGCAGTTCCTTTTTCTACACCATCTAAATATAAAGAACCTACACCTGTTGCTTTGTCATAGGTAAAAGAAACATAGTGCCAACCAGTTAAAGCTCTTAGAGTTGCACTAAAACCCGTTCCTGCTGATGGGTAGATATATCCAGCTCCGTCCCCACCAGCACTTACGTTAATCTTTGCCTCAAACTCAGTTATAGTTCCGTTATAATTGTTGGTAAATCTTATACCCCAACCCCCTGCTGCTACACACCCAAAAGGGAAATAATCCTGACTATTGCCCGTAAAAGCCCAAGTGCTAGGTTTTATCCAACAACCTGCCGTTAAGTTTTCTGTTGGCATAATACTAGTATCTTTAGTAGTTATTAGAATGTCATCAACACCATCAAAATCTAAAGAATACTGATTAAAAATATCAGGAGAATCAACTCCAGTATATATGTAGTTTGTACTACTTGGTGCTTCATATTCAGTATAATTAACTTCAGCAGTTCTTCCCCTTGTCGTAACCTCTCCTAAATATAGTTTTCCAATATCTACAAGCCCTTGAACTACTCCTTTGTCATTAGCAGCAGGAGTCAGTACATCTGTTTCTGTTGCTGGAGCATAGCCTGAAGCTAAATAAGTTCCTTCACCTTCTGCATCAACCCAACTAACTTCATACACTTCATATTTAAAATAACCAGCAGGTATTAGATTTACTCTACCTAAATAAACATTTCCAACAGGATTGTAACCAAATTGTAAAGTTGTGTATCTATCTGTAATAACTTCACCACCTTGGTAGTCCCCATAAGCATAAAAGACTGCTCCATCCAAATCATTGGAGAACTTAACTAAGTGCCTTATATGTGCAGAAGTAACACTTGTATCTATTCTGTTTTCTTCAGTAGATATATAAGCTGTGAAGTCTGTTTCTCTTATTGCTTGTATCATATAGTATATAATAGAAAAAGTCTTTATTTATTTGCTTATCAAAGAAAAGAGGGCTTAAAAGCCCCCTAGTCAAAGAATATATAAAAACTACTAATTAAGATGTTACGATTGTTCCCATTGTGAACGCTGCATTATCGAAAGGGTCTGTCGTATAATCCTCTACCATAGGAAAAGGTAAAGCCTCCATTCCGTCAAAGGTAAGAGTGTAACCGTTTCTATCACCCCAAGCAGCCCCAGAGTCCATAGTACCTGCATTAAGACCCATTCCGTTAGTTGTTCCTAAGCCAACAATCACGTCGTGTCCATTAGTTAATTGTTCGTTTAATTGAGCAAAGATGATAGTCTTAGTTGCTCCTAATAATTTCACCTGATTCTGGTCCTCTTTGGTGAGTTTGTTAAGAATCACATTTAAAGTTGGTGTATAGTAAATTGTTCCGTTTTCTCGGCTACCAACTATTGTATCTGTAAGACTAGCTACACCCAAAGGCATAGTATATCTATAAAGCACATTAGAACCCATTTCAATATCTGTAATTTCCCCTGCTGTTTGAGGTATAGAAGTTACTTGGTCGTAAACTGCAAAATATATAAATTTAATGCCACCAGAGATGCGATTGCAGTCTAAACCTCTCCCCTTACTTAATAATCCACAAGCCATTTTGTTTTATTTTTTATAGTTAAGGGAGTGCTTTTACACACTCCCGTTATTTTTGTTATTATGATTGTCTTACAATATCAGCTCCTGTTCCTGTTTGAACACCAGCAGAATATCTTGCAACCAATCTCATATTATCTGAGCCATCCAAAGCAGCCATATCCATCAAAGTTATTCTAGTAGCATCACTTAACAGGTCAGTTC